TTATCAGTAGAAGATGTTATTGTAAAGGGTCCAAGAGGTGAACTAGTTGCAGTTCCACTTGGGTAATCATTTAATAATAAAGTTATTTTTGAATTACCAGTTAATACTTTAAAATCAGGTACAAATCGTCTCATAGACATAATAAATTCTCCATCACCTCTAAAGTCTGCCCTCCCTGTTGATTGACCAGTGATATCTCTTGTTGCCGATATATCAAAGTCTCCAGATTGAATATAAGCATTAATAGAAGTAGTACCACTACTATCGATTTGATCGGTTCCGGTTTCATGAGCATAGTAAGTTGATGCACCATAAGTATTTGTAATTCCTTGTATTGGAAAATTAGGTAATGCAGTTTTATCGTATGCAGTTGCATAAGGTAAATCAAATACACCTTGATCAATATAACTACTTCTTGCTAAAGAAGATGTTGTCCAACAATTTTCTCCAAAATTAAATGTAACACATCGATTAATTTGTTCTGAACCTGAAGCAGGATAAAACCAATTAATTTCATTATATAAAGAATTATGTTCTGCATAAACTACTTCTGCAGAATTATAATTAATTCCTAAATTATCTCCAGATGTTGTAAATACAAAGTCTTCTACTAAACACGGTATGGCTTTAACCGTACCATCATACATGAAGAATCCACCTTCACCAGACATCCAAAAAACAATACCATTAGAATAACTTAATGCATGTTGGCCAATCAATCCACAGTTAGTACCTACTTGTCTGACTGAAAAAGTAAATGGTGGACCCACATATTGAATTACATATGCAGAGGTATCTGTTAATACTAATGTATAATCTTTACCAGATACAGCTCCCATAATTTTATTACCTTTATCTAATCTAAACGTGCCTGCAGTATTAGTCGCTGTAGGTTGATAGGTATTATAATCTTCTTGATTCGAAAATCTTATAAACATTGGATCTTGAGTTGAAGTATCACCGATAGTTGTTTCTGTTCCAAAATGAAATAAATGTCTATCTCTATCGGATACTTGTGTAAGTCTTGTTGCAGTTGGTGCACCAGACATAATAGTTGCTCTATTTGCTCTAGGAGTTGCTGCTCCTGCATTCCATGTAAAAGTTCTACCATCTCTAATAGTTGCAATTAATATTTGTCCAAAGTTATCAAGACTCCAGTTGCCTGGATCCAGAACCACGTTGCTTATAGTTCTTGCAGTACCCCATGTAGAATCTCCCCAAAGATAAGTACCCCATCCATAACCTGGAGTTTGAAAAGTTGGACCTACTATTACATATGGATCAATTTGTGCTGAACCTGTTCCTGAAGTGGTGCCTGCTGAAGTAGAAGGCATAATAATTTCAAATGTATTAGCTGTGACATTAGCAATTTCAAAAGTGTTATCTTCAAAATCACTTGCAGCATAACCTGAACCCGTTGGCACTGTAACAGATGAAAATGTAATATATCTTCCATCTAATAAACCATGTGCAGTTTTATTAACGGTAACCGTTGCAGAACCAGTTGTTGCATCAAAAGTTGATCCAGTAATAGCTGTATCTAATGGAGTAATATCGTAAAAATCTTCATCATAATATAAAAACAATCCTTGTGATGTACCAATAGCTGCATATCTTTCACCTTTTATAGATGTCCAAGTATGTTGTGCACGTGCGGCTCCTGGAAGAGTTTTATATCCAATAGTTAATTGATTCCATCCACCTATTTTTTCAGGAAGTCCATATCTAAATCTAACAAAATCACCATCAACCCATTGTGATTCTCCACCAGAGTCTGTGACCATTTTATTAAAACCAGGTTTAAAATTAAGTTTCTGAAGCATAGTTTATCCTAATATTATAATATACTACCTTTTAAATTAATATGAAAGTATTAAATAAAGACTACTTTATCCAGATTTTATATCTGTGTCTTTAAAAGTTTCTAATTTTTTGATTTTTTTATTAAATTTTAAATTCCAGTCTGCTACTAATTTAACTAAGTAATTTCCAAAATGCCTTAAACTTTCATCAGATAAATGAAGTTTTCCAGTTAAAAATAAAGTTATTCTTTCTCTCCAAGTAAATTTAATATCACAAGAACCATTTTCATATTGTTTAAATTTCATAATATTATTTATATACCTACATCCATTCTTTTATTAAATTTAAAATCAGTATATTTACCGTCTGACTTTACATAATGTAAAAAACACTGAGCGAGATAATCACCATTAAACTCTTCTCTCCAGTGTACTAATTCCGTACCAAGATAAATAAGTGCTTGTCCATTTTCAAGAATAAATTTATTACCATCTATATATATTGGCCATTCAGTACCATCAGAAGAAATTTGAATTGTTACACTTACTTCACATGAGGGTTTATCTACATGTTTTTTTAAATCAGAAAATCTAGTATACATTCTCCAAAAAGAATATGTAGGCATTAAACTTAACTTACATTCTTTTTCCACAAGTTTCTTTTTTTTTAAAAGCAGAGATTCCATTAAATAATCACTATAAAAATAAGTATCTCCATTATTCGTAGATTCAGAATAATCAAAATTATTTATATTTGTTCGATGTTTAAAATAACAATATTTATTTAATAATTTTAATTCATCTTCCGATAAAAAATTATCTACTATTTTGTATTTATAATCTTTTCCTAAAGTGCCCAACATACTACTGAATACCTCGTTCCTTTTGTTACTGGTTTTACTGTGTGTGGATATAAAAAATTACTTGGCCAAACAATTAGTCTATTTGGTTTTTTATCTATTACAATTTCATTATCCTCCCTTGGTTCTTTAAAACATAAATTTCCTCCCTCATAGTCATTATTTAATAATAATATCATACTAACATTTCTAGGTGCTTTCCAATCATGATCAGTATGCCATTTATAAAAACCGGTATTTTCATATTTTAATATTGAAATATTTTCTGAATATTTTACATTATTATATTTAGGTAGATTATTATCATCCCAATATCTATGTAAACCATTTTGAAATAAATTAAATAGATAGTTATTCCAGTGCATTTCTGTTAATTCTGTATTAAAATTACTTAGTGTTTTAATTTGAGCATTTCTTATTTCACGTCTTTCAATACCTTCATTTTCATTTCCTATAACTCTTGCTCTTTCATAATTTATATAATTACAATATTTTAAAAGATTACTTAAAACGGGATAAGGCATTACATGATCATAGATTCCTATATATTTTTCTAAACTCATTTTTATTTCCAAACCTTTCTATTCCACATTTTATATTTATACCTATCTATAAGTTTACCAAAATAACCTACTGTAGACTTAACATTTTCTTTTTTTGAAATTATTTCGTGACTCCAAGAATCTCTTTTAAAAGGAATAATTTGAACGTATGGAGTACCTTGTTTAAATATTTTTTCAAAAGTATCATATTTATCATTATTAACAATTAATGGAAAATTTATATGTAAATCAAAAATGTCCGTATCTACTATAGCACTTATTATATTAAAATAATCATTTTCACTGTAAGTAGGAGAAATAAATAAACAAGAATATCCAGGAGGTGTTTTAATTATCCAAGGATTTAAAATTTTAATAATATTATTATTACCATTTTTTTTAGCTAAAAAAGTATTTTCACCGCCAATTTGGTCAACGTGATGGTCTTGGCTAATTTGACCATTTATATTATACGCAACACATCGTTCATTTGAAATATTGCTTGCTGAAAAAGCAAATTTGTAAACACAAGTTTTTTTTGGAGGTTCTACGGTTTTATCTAAAATGTTATGTCCAATATATAAATCTTGAGGTAAAGGTAATAAATAACCTGCAGATATCATATCTAAAAAAGGCATACAGCCTTTTAAATTAAAGGTACGAATAGTGTTTTTTTGAATGTTTTTATACCAATCAGGTAAACTTTTTTTAGTTGGAATAGGTTGAATATTTTTTATATCCATTAAATCTGGATGAATACTAAATTCAATATTCCTTTCTGAAAACATAACAATTGTTTATAATAAAATTATGGTAATTGCAAGGGGCTTTTAGTGGGATTATCTGTTTGATTATTAAACCATTCCATAAAAGTTTCATGGTTTATAGGAAAATTAATTGCATCAATATCTACTTCTTGAAGTTTATTTCTATAGTTAGTCCAATAAGAATGATGTTCTGATTCAGTATTATTTTTGAGCCACTCATTTATTTTTTTTACCCAATTATTGTATATTTGCTCTTTTAAAACTTTTTTAGCATCATCAAAATTAGTTGCAGGATTATTTAACGCCTCTTGATATAGAGTTTCTTCTATTATTACATCATCTTGTATAACTAATCTACATTTATAATTTTTAACATTTTCAAACTGAGAATCAGTCAATTCTTTCATTATAGCATCTTGTAAATAAGGAAGTAAAAAATTTTTTTCTTCTTCGGACTCAGCTATTGCAAAAGAACAATTATTGTAAAAAAATCCATATTTCATTTGTGTACCTACCTATTAAACATTTTCAAAAACTACTATACCACCAGCCAAACCAGGGTTTCCAGCTCTGTTAGGTACATTACTTTCACCTCCGACACCACCAAGTAATAAAGAAGAATTTCCCACTTTTGTACTTAAATCTGCAACTGTGGGTGAGTTACTCGCAGTTCCATTTGCACCAGGAGTACCATTAGCGTTAGTTGGTCCAGCACCGCCACCAGCACCGCCATTAGCAGTAAATACATTAGTTAATGTAGTTGAGCCACCACTATTACCTGGGTTTGCTGCAGAGACATTTCCTTGATTTCCTCCGTTTCCTCCGGCACCTACATTATATGTCTGTGAATAAGGAGCAGATATGGTTTTTCTATAAACTCCAAAACCACCATTACCTCCGAGTCCACCTCTACTGTTACCATTAGCAGTAGCACCTCCTGAGCCTCCGCCTCCACCAACTCCATAAACCATTATTTCAGTGGCTGATGCGTTAGCTGTATAAGTTCCTGAACTAGGTCCATCTGCTGTGAATTTGGGAACTAGACTTCCTCCGCCACCGCCATCTGCAGCGGCTGTAATTCTACCTTGAGCATCTACTGTAATGTCCGCACTTGTGTAACTTCCTGCACTAACAGCAGTGTCTGCTAGTTTATCAGCAGTTACGGCATCATTGGCTATCTGAGGAGTGCCAACTTCATTCGCGTCAATTGAACCATTATCTATTACGGTGTTTCCATTTGAAATAATACCCATTATAAATCTCCTTCTATCTTAGATAAATTAATTTTAAATTTTTCTCCAGATATATTATTTATCATAAATATATCATTTTTACCTTCTTGTAAAGTCCAATTTCCTTTACTTCCATCTACTATATTTCCTTCGGATTTTAACTGATTACTTAGATGTAAGTCTCCAGTGTATACGTTTCGCCAAACTAAACTTGGAGAACCTAAATCATAAGTGTCATTTGCACCAGGAATAATATGACCTGATCCAGTAATAGCCCCAGAAGTTATGTCTCCTGAAGTTATATTTCCTGAAGTTATATTTCCTGTAGTTATATCTCCTGTAGAGGTAACTCCTTCTAGAATATTTGTCCCATCTGAATATAGAATTTTTTTACCTTTATCTGTCGCGCTCCATGTAATACCGCTTCCAGAACTAGTTTTAAAAGTAACTGTAAAAGCACCTGTAGTAGCATTTTCAACAATATAGGTTTTTTCAATAGAATCAGGAATAACTACATCTACATTTGATGTAATAGTTCCAGTTAATTTTATAACTTGATTTTTACCATTAGATAAAACACCATTTGAAAAAGTTAAAGTTGCACCTGAAGTAACTCCAACTGCATCATAACCACCAATAGCTTGTTCAAGAATTAATAAATTTGTATTTGTAATTTGTCCCCAAGTTCCTGAATTTTCTCCAGTCGCCTGAACCGTTAATTTTAAACTTGCTGATGTAGTATTTGCCATATATTAGATTCCTTAAATTATACTATAATATCCATTTATGCAGCAGTGTCAACTTCTGTCCAAATGCCAGAAGAGCCTTGATTTACCTCTGTCCATGTTGATGTAGATCCAGTATCTACTTCAGTCCAAACTACGGTTTTTTCGTCTCCTAAAGCCATTGTCATGGCTATACCGGTCAGTTTAGCAACAGAATCTGGTGCGTCTGCTTGACCTTCTTGCATGGTCATTGCTTGACCAGTTATACTTACATCTACATCTGCAATTAAAGCAGCTGTTCCAAGATTTGCTGTAAAACCTATTCCAGTTACAGAAACATTTGCATCTCCAATAACTGTCGGAGCATTTTCCTGCATAGTCATTACTTGACCGGTTACTGCAACATCTACATCAGCAAAAGCAAAAACAGTTCCTTCAGCTATTGATAACGATTCTCCTGTTACATCCGTATTAGCATCTGCTGTTACAGTTAAACTTCCTATTCCTGCTGTTAATAATTCACCTATTACATCTATATTAGCACCTGCAGTAACTGTTCCAAGACCTAGTGCTGCAGACATTCCAATTCCAGTAACGGATGCATCAGGCGAAGGATCCACTATTCCTTCTTCTGCAGTCATTGCTTCACCAGTAACTGTAGCAAATGTATTTGCATCTAAGACAGCTGTACCATCTGCAATAGTCATTGCTTCACCAGTGATACTAGCATTTGCATCAGCAGTAATTGAAACTGATC